ATCTCTTCTCACACCTTTTGTTTGCTCGTCCTAGTTTACTAGGGCGGGCATTCATTATCTTCTTCCCTGACCGTTATATTCTTTTCTATCGTTACGTTTATTTGGGCTTTTAGAATGACGTCCTGGACGTTTCTTATTGGATTGATTTATAAATTGACCATTACCTACACTTACTTTACGTGCCATTATTTTTTACAACTGCAGATTTTATCTTCATCACCAGATTTTAATTTAACTCCAGCTAAAAGACCGATAAATCCCCCGATGATTGTTTGGAAGGCAGGACTTATTAATTTAAATATTTCAGCGTTATCTACTTTTTCATCAAATAGACCAGTCATAAGAGTCATAACCATACTTAATACAACAATACATAGAGTAGTTGTTACTAATGTAGTTACTACAAATGTTAATTTTTCTTTGTTCATTTTTGAACTGTTTCTGTCATTAAACCTATTCTTTTACTGTTTGTAATTGGAATGTATTTAATAACTCCGTTAATATATTGTTCTACTTCTTCACCACACAAAGCACATCTGTAAAAATCTTTATATAAAAATATCAAAGGTGATAATAAATTGCAATAGGGACATATACCATGTTCTATTTTGGCATCTAATCTTAAAGCTTCTTTAATTTTTTTATGTTTTCTTGGCATCTATTTGATAGAACATATCATTAGAATTATCTGTTTTCCAATCTTTATTTTCTACGTTCCACTCTGTAGTTTGAACTTTATAATCCGGCCAATGTGTTGAAGTTGTAAAGCTAGGCACACTCCACAAAATACGATTATTAGGTTGAGCTGCATAATTACCGTTATCAAGAACCAAAACATGAGCACACTTATGCTGATCAGGAATTTCGGAATGTTCAGTATCAATGATATTAGGTTCTGGATGTGCCCAATCAATCGTAAATAAATATTCACCATGTATAAATTTTTTATCTTTTCCTAAATATCTACAACGTTGCCCTATTAAAAAATCAAAAGTAGTAACAGCAGGATAATAACTAAATGAATTCCATAGCTGAAGATCTTCGATATTTGAATGTTCCACTTGTGTTTTATACACATTATTGCTGTTTCCTCTTTGAAGAAAAGCACTGATAGGAAGCCGCCAGTATATTGCACCATTCGTAAGTAAAGCATGAAATAAGATTGCACGCCCTGGAATGCTTGCAATAGCAAAGACCACACAATCTTCAGTTTCGCCGTGATGTTCTCGTAAGTCATATAAATATTCTCTCCTTATTTTACAGTATATGGGTGGTATATTAGCATTTAAATAAGACATTGTATATTATTTAATATCACCCCAAGTATCTCCTGATTCATAATCTACTTTATTTGGTATTTCTAATTTAACAGCTGATTCCATAATTTCAATTATTTTACTTGCATGTTCTGGTGATTCAACTGATATATCAACTTCATCATGTATTTGTATGTGAGGTACAATACCATTTTCATGTAAATGTATTAAAGACATTTTTGTCATATCTGCTGCTGATCCCTGTATTAATCTATTTAATGCTCTATAAGTAAAAGCTCTTTTAATACCAAAAGTATATTCTTTTTGTGCATCTTCTAATTTTTTAGGTGTGCCTGTATTAAATGTTAAAGGTTCCCACATATCAAAATGACAAATTCTTCCTTTTAAAGTTCTAATTATTCCAGATCGTTCTGCTTTGTTTGTAGTATTTTTCATTAATTGTTTTATAAAAGGTGCTTTAGAATGATACTGTGCAATTAATTTTTCTGCAGATTCTTTCATTAAACCTAATTCAGTCATTAATTTATTTTTACCCATGCCGTACATTAATCCAAGATTAATTGTCTTTGCTTGATTTCTAGATATACCAGCCATCTTTGCAACTGCTGCATGAAAGTCTGCTTCACCACTAATGTAAGCGTTAGCAATCTCATCAATACCATCTAATTTTTGTAGTTTAGCATAATGAACTAATATTCTGGGTTCTTGTTGTGAGTAGTCAAACACTCCCCATTTACAATTTTCTTCTGGAATAAATATAGATCTAATTAATGGACCTAACTCTTTGTGTCTTACCGGAATCTGTTGTAAGTTTGGATTAGACATTGAGAATCTTCCGGTCACCGTTCCACCTTGATCAGATCTAATTTGATTTATATCCGCATGTATTCTTCCTTTGTGAGAATGTTTTGTGATTGTATCTATAAAAGTTGTGTGTGCTTTATTTATCTCTCTTGCATTTGCAATTGATTGCGCAAGTTCATGTGGATGATTTGCTAAAAAGTTTCTTGTAAAACTTGGAGCTCCTGTTTTTTCTGTTTTATCATAAGGAAGTTTAAGTGCATCAAATGCTTTTGCAATAGACGCTGCCGCCCATAATTCTACATCAATCTTGGTTAACTCTTTGATTTTAAATAATAATTTCTTTTCTTCTTCTATCAATCTTTGTTTAATTTTCTCTGCTTTTTCTACATCAACTCTTACTCCTTTGAATCTCATATCTACAAGACAAGGAAATAATTTTGTTTCCATATCAAATATATCTACTAGATCTTGTTTATTAATTTCTATTTTCATTTCATGCCAAAGTTTTAAAGTAGACTCTGCATCTCTTTCTGCATATTGACCAACAAACATAGACGGAAGTTTCCATAAATCTTTTTTAGGATCGATTCCATATTCTTTTGCTGCTGCTTGTAATACTGCTTCATCTTTACCAATGCCTGCATATTCTTTTGCAAGTGTATCAAGACGATAACTTAATCTATTTTCATCAACGAGTGATGCTGCAATCATAGTATCTCTAATATCTTTTGGTAAGATAAGTCCTGTTGATCTTAACCAAGATACGTCATACATCGCGTTATGAAATATAAATGTAGCATCTTGTTTAAATAAATCTTGTAACCAATTTAAAACTAATTTTTTATCCATGTTACCACCACCTTGATGCTCTATTGGATAATATGCTGACCAACCTTCTACTGCTACCGCAACTCCTACAATTTTACCACGACCAACCACGTTCCCCGATCCAAGTTCCGTTAGTTCCGGATCACAGGTCTCTAAATCCACTGCTATTTCTTTATGACCGCGTAGATCTTTTAATTCTTCCGGGACCACCCATTCTGTTTGTGGTGTAAATAAAACTTGTTGAAACGTTCTCACTTATAATCTCTTTCTAATATCATTTCTAAATAATGAATTGCTTTTAATATATCTTCTTTTTTACCTTTTAATCTGTGTCTGCAAATATATTTAATTGCATTGCCTTCTGCAAAAGGTAAACCATTTTCGTTAATAAATACAGATGGTTGTATCTTCATTACTTTATAATGTTTACCACCTACTTGTTTAAAGAATGCTTTATTTGTCATATAATATATGCTTTGTTAAAATCTCTTGGATCTACAATATGAAGTTCTTTTTTAGCTCTGGTACAAGCTGTGTAATATAATCTATGTAAATCATCTGGATCATCTTCGCTTTGTCTTACAGCGGCAGCAGTTAGATCAGTTAGAATACAAATGTTATCTTGTTCACCACCTTTGAATGAGTGAATTGTAGACAAAAGAATTCTAGGAGTCTTGTTTATCTTCTCACCATTAGCTCTCATATTACGAATATAATTTTCTGTAATTGTATCAACACCTTCAAATGATTCATACCATACTTTATTAGTAAGTAAACCATGATTTTGCATACAGTCGTTTATTAAATATTTTTCTTCTGCTTTTAATGTTTTAGCATCTCTGTATCCAGGGGTTACATTGGCCCCTAAATATTTATAAATGTTTTTTATTTGAAGATAATTTAATAGTGTGTTGTTTCTAAAGTCTTCCCAATTACTTAATGCAAGTAATAAATCTAATGATATAGAATTAATTCCTTTGTATTGATAATACCATCCTTGTAATTCACATAATTCTTTAACATCATTTAAAAAATGATTTGCTGTTGCAAGGACTGTCCAATTTCCTTTAGACATATCTACTTGAGTAATATCAGTATAATACCTTAATAAACCTGTTTCTTGTTTTGGTTTATAATCTTTTTCATATCTATTCTTAACTCTTGATATAATTCTTTGTGATAATTCATGTATAGGACCACCAGGAATACGATAAGATTGATTAAGCGTCCTGATCTCATCCACCTCATCCTTTAGCGCTATAAAGTGATCTACGTCGGCTCCAGCCCACTTAAAAATGGCTTGGTCATCATCACCTGCAATATAAGTCTTTTCTGCTTTTTTCCATATAGATCTAACCATATCCCATTGTAAATGTGATAAATCTTGTGCTTCATCTATAAATAATACTTTAAATTTTGGTGATAGATCTCTTTCAATAAACTCCTCTATTAAATCAGTGTAATCTTTTAATCCTTTTTCTTTCTTATATCTTTTTAATTCTTGATCTAATAAAAACAAAGTATCTCTCTCTATATCTAATAAATTATTTCTTGAATCATAACATTTCATTAGATCTATCTTCTTAATTCTAGCTGTACTTATAATAGTTAAGTATTCATTATCTGAATTAAATATACCATTCTCATCAGAATAAGATGCAGTCTTAATAGGTATATTGCATTTAACTCCAAACTCTTGATAATCTTCACGACTCATCATTCTATCTTTAGTCATACTTAACATTTTAAAAGCTAAAGAATGAAGTGTTTTAAAATATACTAAATCATGCTCTATACTTAATCCAAATTTTTCAGAAGCTCTTGTTGCTGCTTCCTTTGCTGCCTTCTTTGTAAAAGAAAAATAACCTATCTCTTGTGGCCGTGTTCCATTCTTTATAAACTCATCAACCAAATTTAATAGTGTTGTAGTCTTTCCTGTTCCTGGTGGTCCTAGTATTATTGTTTTCATTAAAAATGTTCCTCATGATATTTAACTTGTGATATTGTTGGATCTATCTTCTTCATTGTTTTAATCTTAACTAATCTAGGTTCTTGACCTTTTATATTTTTTCTAGTTTCTTCTATAAAGATTCCTTGTTTTTTTAATTGCTTAATTAAATTACCAGTCTTTGCCTTGTCCATCTCCCAATGATTCTTTTTACAAAAATTATAAAAGTCTTCCATTCTAAAATATGTAAATTCTCTTTTATCATCTGTGTATGGAAGTTTATTAAGGATATCATCCATAGTTCTTGCGTTCTGTC